CACCGTAAGTTCACTGGTATCGATGATCTTCCCGGTCGAATCGGGAGCTACACGAACTGAGCCGTCAGCCACGGATTAGGCTCCGAACGCAGTCACGGTCAGCGACGTGAAGTTGCACGTCTGACTGGTAGCGATTGACGTGTTAGTCACGATCATGTCCGTGGCGCTCAGGCCGACCGTGCCCTGGACTACCGCGTTAGTCGTGGTGGCCGACGTCGGGTAGATACGGAAATACCCCGCAGTGCCGGTTCCGGCGGCGGTAGCTGAAGCCACGGCAGACGCGGTCAAAACAGCGGCGGACGCTGTACCGAAGCCGCCCGCGTTACCGGCGAACGTGACCAGCAGTGTGCCGGTATCGGCAGTTGCGCAGGTAGCAGGCTGAGTACCAGTGAAAATCTTGATGACGCAGGACGCACCAATGTCGGTGTTCAGCTGGGTCATCGCGTTAGTGCGGTGAGTCGTTGAATATTGAACGGCCACGTGTTTCTCCTACTAAATTTCGCTGAGTTCTTCGGGTGTAGATGCAATACCTGCAGCGGTTACCCGATACGCTGCGGAAATTTCAAATGCGTAATTGTATGCTCGTCCAGCCGGCAACGGGAAAGCAGCGTTGCTCGGCACAGAAATATCTGCTCCACGCTGGACCCCGTCGGCGATAAGCCTGAACGTGACCGGGTATGAGTCCGCCTGGACTTTCCCCCACCCCATCGGCTGCCAGCTCGGGCAGCGGAAGGTTTTCGACCGCCACGTGTATGTCAGTGGATACCCACTATCCCAGGCATACAGGTTACTGCCCTGCACGACAAACAGAATATCGACCGCCTTTTCGTGGTACGCGGCGGTGAAGGTCTGGTTGGTCGTCATCACGACCGGGGGGTTACCCGGCTGGACAATCAGGGTCCCGGTGGTTCCGTTTGTCAGGGCGTACGACGCGATATACCGTCCGTCCAGGTCGTACGCCTCGAACGACGAGGGGTTATACGCTTGCCACTCGTCGTGCTGGAATACGTCCTTGACCAGATTCACAGCCCCGGCAGCGTTGACGAACCACAGCCCGTTCGGGGAGGCCCAGACCACACCGCCGAGCATGGGCACCATGCTGCGGAACGACACGCACGACTCACCCTGGTTCAGCGCTGCGGCGGTCATGGCGGACGGGTCGACGCCGGTCACGAGATGAATTCCCCTAGTCGTCCCCACGACCAGCGTGTTGTCGTACGCCGCGATGGAGACGATCTTCGAGGGCATCGATAGCCGGTACGCTCCTGGCCACGCGTACGGCACGCCGGTTTCGCAGAAGCACAGGGTCGAGTCGAAGAACCCGGCCATGATGCCGTTACCCATGACGGTCAGCCCGATCATGTTGTCCGGCGGCGGGTCCCACAGCGTCGTGTAAATCTGGTTCCCGAGGGTGCTGTCGAGCGCTGTGTCGGTGAACGTCGTGGCCGAAACCGCGACATCAGCCCGGTACAGGAAGGCCGTCGAGTTGGTGCCGGACGCGGTGCGGTAGATACGCACCATAGTTATGTCGTACGGGCCCCCGGTGGTGTGCGTCCCGGAGTCGTCGACCCAGCGCACGTTCCCAGGCAGGGTGACGGTGATCGTCTGGCCCTGCTGCCACGTCACGGGCGCGGACGCGAGGCACGGGGCGCTCTCTTCGCCCCAGCTGGTGACGTACGTGATCTGGTACAGGGACGTGATCGGCTGCGACGTCGAGCTGCTGGCTGTGCCGCTCACAGACACCGCGAGCGTGAAGTCCGGCCGAGGCACGCCCAGGCGCAGCGAGCTGGTGGGGTACGGGACACTGACCTGCGCCAGATTGCTCTTCGTCTTCTTCGGGTAGACCCCGTCAGTCCAGTACGTGCGCTCTTCAGTATCCGACACCACGGGGCCGCGAACCACGCTGACGGGCGTGGAGAACTGGAACCAATACTGGGTGTTCGAGTTCAGGTTCTGGCCGAACCGGTACAACGTGCGGATCGTCCCGCTGCCGAGCGTCACGCCCGAAACTAGCTGCGGCGATTTCCACGCGTCCAGGTCGCCGCCGATCAGCTTGGCATTGGTGTTCACCACCGACGCGGACGGCGGCAGGTTTTCTGGTGCCATCGAGGGGATCAACCCCCCAAAGGTATCAGTGGAAAACCTCACCGGCCAAACCCCCGGGTGATGACGCGGATATGCGCGGACGAATACCCCCGAGCGACGACGGCCTTCGCTTTACTCCGGTAATACTGGTACATGTTGTTGTCCAGCGTCGGGCTCGCAGACCAGGGCTGCCCCGGTGTAGAACGCGCCCTGGCCAGGGTGCCGGAAATCAGGGCGTCACGCCAGTGGATATACAGCTCGTCGGGCAGGGTCGTGGCGGTCAGTTTCGGCCGCATGGAATAGAAGACCGAAAACGCGTCCGAGGTCGTGACGTTCGGGATCGGGTAGACGGTAAACCCGCTATCCAGAGTCCGCAGGAACCGACGCGGATCTCCAGTTTCCTGGGTACCGAACGACGTCGACCGAATAACTTCCGGCACGTCGATCAAATGGTCTGCGGCCTTGGCTAGTTCGCGGTCCTTATACCAAACCCGGCGGACGACATCGACCTCCAGGTCGGCGTTCGACGGAGCTGGAACTGTGTAAGTCTGGGTGCCGGCAGTGCTGGTGAAGGACGTGAACGCACCCAGGATGTACGTGTCCTGGCAGAACTCGATGGCAGTGTCGATCAGCGCCTGGGCCACCACCGGCTCGGGGCAGCCTGGGAGCTTCGGGTTCAGGCGGGTGTAGAAGTCGGTCAGCAGCGCCATATCAGACCTCGGTTCCGCCAGGAGGACGATCGTCCGCCGAGTCGCCCTGAGCCTTCGTGGCCAGGGTCTGATCGAACGCGGCGCGGTGTGCGGCAGCACGTTGTGCTGACGCCGGAGACTCGGAGTCCTTCGAGTACGCGCGGAACAGGACGTAGTCCAGCAGCGGGCCTTCGTACACGTCGTCGAGCGTGATGGTGTTCGACACCGAGGCGACGTCAGCCGGCACTGCGCCGTACTGCATCTCGACTTTCCCGGTCCCGTCCGACGGCGGGTAAACGTAGAAATTGCGGGGCAGCTTCGAGTCGTACATGAAGTGCCTGGGCGCCGACACCGCCGTGGCGGAATGCCACGTGGGCATGATGTCGTCCATGTACTCCCGGGGAATTCGTTTCAGCGGCGTGCCTGGGCTGGTGCCGGTGGTGCCCATGTTCCGGGGAATATCGAGCAGCAGCACAGCGTCGGTGGGCATCGACTGGTAAGTGCCGGCCACCAGCTGCACGAGGGCGACTTTCGACGCGGCGTCACTGCGCAGGCGCGCGACCTCGCGCTGGCCGGAGTTCAGCCATCCCAGCAGCTCAGTCTGGGTCCAACGCACCCCGTTCGGGTCCATCAGGATCAGCTGAGCTTTACCGATTAGCGTGGATGCGACGACGGTTGCCATTACCTATTCCCGAAACGAAAAGGGCGGCAGATTCCTCCGCCGCCCATAGGTTAACACGTTAGTGCGTGTTTTGGTTATGCGCTGACGATTGCCGAGTACAGCAGGGGGGTGATGCGCCGGATGAAGACGCTTTTGCCCGTGGCAACCGAAAGGCCGGCGTTGGCCGTGCCGTTGTGCAGGGTGCCGCCGACAGGGGGATACACCAGCAACGCGTTGGTGCCGTTGTAGTTGTAAATCTCCCATTCGTCTGCGTCGTCACCGAACCCGTTGGACGACGGGATGATGACGCCAGTACCGGAGCCGACAGAGCCGGACGCCATCAGAGTGATGTCGCTGCGCAGTGCAGCGGCGGTCGCCTGGGTGCTGCCAGCGGCCACCAGGGTCGAGTCGAGCAGGCCCAGAATGGCGCTGGCCTGGGATTGATGCAGGCCGGAGCCCACCAGATTTCGCTTCAGAGTCATTTGCTTCTCCTGTTAGTTGGTAAGAACGGGGGCCGGAGCCCCCAATTCATTACTGGGCCTGCAGGACTGCAAACGCTTCCGGCTTGGTCAGCTTGTACCCGTAGACCTGAAGACCTCGCACGAGGTCACCGAAGTCCTTCGGGTTACGCAGGTTTTCGGTCTTGGTCATCTGCGAGGCAAAGCAGATGGCAGACTTGTGGCCCGCGAAGATCGCACGCCGCTTCAGGGCGTTGGTCAGGTTGGCAGCCAGATAGTCCTTGCCTGCAAGGGCGAAAGGCATCTGGTTGCTGACGTACACCGTGAAGCGGTCGATCTTGCCGATCATGCCGTTACGCACGGGCGAGGTCGGGTCGCCCATGAACTGCGCCTGCGCCAGATTCGACTGCAGCAGCAGGGTACGGGTCAGCGGGTCAATCACCAGCCAACGATCCGACTCCGGCACGTTCTGCTCGTCGAGCACCGACGCCAGCTCCAGGATCTTCTGGAGGACGTTGGCACCCGTGAGAGAAACCGGAGCGAGGTCGCTGCCCAGGTTGAAACCACCAGACCGCGCACCAGCCGCAGTACCAGCGTTAACCGACGACGGGGTCGAGCCGCCCTGCGTAGCCGAAGCTGCCACGAAACCCGTGGTGGCGTTGGCGAAAATCTGCAGGAGGATGTCCGCGTCGATGGCGACACGCATCTGCTCCGAAGCGTCGTTGCTGAAGGTTTCCATCAGGTTCGGCTGAGCCTGATAGTTCAGAACGTCACTCAGGGTGAACGTGAACACCTTGCCCTTGTCGATCACGAGTTCCATCGTGTTCGGCGTCGGGGTCGGGTAGGTCAGTTCAGAGCCGATGGTGTAGTTCGAGATCGTGATCGTCGGGATGTTGTTGATGATGACCTTGTCACCCATCCCGCTGATCTCGCCTTCCCAATCGCTGTTGGAGATGGCGGCGTACACCGACGCGGCGTAGAACTTAGCATTCATCTTCGACGACCAGAGCGTCGGGATGAAGGTGCCGGAGTACGACGGCGTGGTGTTGTAGTTCGACCCGGTGATGGTCGCGTTACTGCCCGAAACGGCATATACGGCTGCTGGGGTAATCGTAGACATGTCTAGCTCCTTGGTGGTTGTCTACGCCGCCGTTTCGGGCTTACCTGTTAGTAGGGCTTGATACGACCCTCCCTAGCGGCGGCATTGATTGCGTTTTCGATTCGCTGCTGATCGGCTTCCCGGCCGCGATACCGCCCTCGGGCCACGTCGTTGTAAAAGGCAGAAATCTGCTTTTCAGTGAAGACGGGCTGCTCGGTTGGTGTCGGGGGCGTCGAGCCTCCTGAAACAACTGGTGCTTGGTGCTGTGCCATCGGGCTCGGAGTTGGTGCAGCTGCTGGAGCTGCGGTCAACTTGGCGAACGCGTTGAACACTGAGGCCGCGCGGTTGGCGTCGAGCGACTGCCGTGCGGTGTTAAGAGCGACCTGCCGCTGGACCCCGTAAACGGGGTCTGCTTCGGCAAGCCAGGACAGGAAGGCCGGGTCTTGGTTCGTCTGCTGCCAGTTCGGCACCAGCTTCTCCAGGCGGTTGAAGAACGTCTCTTCCGCTGTCGCCGTGCTCGTCTGGGCCGTCGCAATGACGGTCGGTTCGAGCTTGGCAATGGCAGCTTCGACAGAACGGAGGCGGGAGTCGACAACCTGGGACATGCCGCTGAACATGCGTTCTGCGACTCTGCTGACCATGCTCACGAGTTCGCCTCCGAACTTTTCAACATCCGCCTCCGACGGCTTTGGGTCTTCCTGCGGAGGGGCCTGTCTGGTTTCCCGAGCGCGTTCCGCTTCCGTCAGCCTGTCCGACATGTCCCGAACCTGCTGCTGCATCTTGGGCATCTCAGTGTTGAAGATGCCTTGCAGCGACAAGAACTTCTGCCGCCAATCCGTGGTATCGACTGGGGGCGGGGGTGCCGGCTGGGGGGCCGGCGGAGCCGGAGCTGGCGAAGGTTCGACGGGTGGGGCTGGAACCGGAGCGACCTGAACTGCGTTCAAGGTCTGTTCGATGCTGGGTTGCTGAATCGGAGGGGCTGCCTCGACCTGTTGGCGCAACTGCGCTTCGATCTGCTCGGCTTCGGCCATCTGGCGTCGAATAGCCTTCGGGAGCGGGGTGTTCAATGCACTCTCCTGTGCCGCATGGCGGCTTGTCAGGTTTAGGGATGTGGACTAACTAGTCCGGGAACACCATCAGCCCTTGGACTTACCTACTTCTAGGAGTTTCAGGGCCTTGATGATGAACTGGGCCTGACCCTGTGACATCCGCAGCCGATGGTCTTCGGTGGCGGATACAAGGACGGCGCTGACTTGCTGGAGTTCGTGACTTAACCAGTTTTCGAAGTCTGGCTCATTTCTGGCAAGCCGACCGAATAACTGGAGTTCTCTTTTCGAATCCATTGGGCGGTATTGTTAGCGTAAATATGTACAGGCGTCAAGCAGTATCTGTTAGCTTGCCACGCCATTCTTTTTGTCCAGGGACCTGAGGCCCGCCATACCCAACAGCGACATAAGCAAGCCGATCAAGTCGGTCACGCCCAGGTCTGGGTACAGGGGCAAGACCGGAACAGCTCCGAGGCCGGACCAGTGACTCATAATGACGATGCACTGGTATACCCAGATGCCAGTCATAACCAGAGCTTTCGGGATATAGCAAGCTGCCAGCGCGGTACCGCAGACCCAGCCGACGTACGGGCGCCAGCCCGAGGTCCATACCGAGGGGTTTGCCGCCTCGACCTTATTGACGTCGTTCTGAGACTGCATGACCGCGAATACTGCAGCGATACGTGCCTTTTCGGCCTCGGTCTTGTCCTCGAAGAACATGCCGAGGATGCCCTTGGCGGCTTCTGCGGCGGTGCCGATTCCGGTTAGGTCGATTGCCATGATTGCCTTACGGGTAAAAAACTCTGTTGCCTGACGCGGGCGGGACTGTCTGCCAGTGGCTCCAGCCCTTGGTCGAGCTGGGGTGTTCGAGCCAGAGCCCAATCTCAGCCAGGGCCTGCAGGCCAGCGTCCTTCATGCACCATGCGTCGATCAGACCTTCCGGGTCATAGATATCGATGGCTTGGCAGCGCAAGTGCTTCGATTTGACCGCTGCGCCTGGGGTGGCTGCGTTGACTGCCGGAGGGCGCCAGCCGCTGTTTACCACCGTGCCGTCGGGTTTTGTTTCGATCGTGATGCCGCCGGCAGATACTTTCGCCAGCATCTTATTCGCCAGCCCAACCGTCAACGCCGCCTCGCGTCGCATGTCCACGGACAGGAGCAGCGAATACTCCGTGTCGCGGCCCATGTAATAGTCGGCGAGACTGATAATCATTTTCCGTACTTATCCCGCCACCACCGGTCGCGCACCAGGAAGTAGGTCTGCAGCAGCGTGAAAAGAGTTGTCGCGGTCAGTGCGACCTGAGCGAGCGTGATGTTTTCAACCGCGCCGAACAATAGGCCAATCCACGCCAGAAAGATCCTGGTCATGGCGTGAGGGATTGAAGTGTCAGCCTGGGCATCGTGCATTTGACGGCCTACGAAAATTGTCCTGAAAACACCGAAACCGAGGGAGTCCCGGTAGCGATATAGAAACTCAGGAACCGGTACATACCCACGTCGCAGATCATTTTTTCGCCGGCCAGGATGGGCATGCAAGCGGCGGTTGCGGCTTGAGCGGCGTCGGGGGCCACGCGGGCGAACACGGTGGCCGCGCCCGGGTTGTAGATCAGGACGTGATTACCCTGTGCGTTGGCGATAGCCACCGGAGTCGGGGCTGCGCTGGCGGTGTAAGTCTGGCCGACGGCGGCGATGCTGAATGCTGGCATGTTAGTTTAGTCCTATCTTACTTGTGTTTGGCTGGGTTGGCCCGCCGTCAAATCAGCAGCGGCGAGATGAAGTTGCCGAGCACGATGTTGCCGGCATTGCTTGGGTGCAATTTGTCAGCCTGATAATTCACGCCATCTGACGGGTTGCTCATCGCTGCAATTCCTGCGATGTCGATAAGCGTAGTCCCTGCTGTGGCGTCTCCACGCACTGCCGTGTTGTATGCAAGCCGTTGAGTTTCCATGGCGCCAGTCCAGGGGGCATCAGCACGGGGAAGAACAGTGAATTTGCCAACCTTGTACCCATCCGCCACAGCGACCGCCCAATGCGCCTGCATTGCCGTATAAAGTGCTGCGCCTGTCGTTGATGCCCCCAAATCATTAGTCCCAACAAGAGGCAAGTACCACCCGGCCGTGCTGTAGGCGCTGTCTGGCCTAATTTCTTTTGCTTGTTGCGGGTAGACGGCTATTGTTCCACCGACACCAGTAGCCAATCTCCCGGCAAAACCTGCATTTATGTGCCTACCAGTTCTGTTGGCCCTAACCACTTCAGACCAGCTTGTTGCGGCAAACCCAGCGGCAATCGAATCTCCAGTCGCAAAGTAAGTTGAGATCCCGGTAGCGTATCCAGCTACGGACAAAATATTCATGATTCGCGTGCGAATAGCCAAAGACTCGGCGTAGGTGGCACTTGAGATCGCTGCAAAGGCTGTGTATCTTGAGCCAAACTCATAACCGGCTCCGCCAGACATTAGGTTATATGCCCCGGCAGTCGGAACATTTCCAGCTCCGCCGTCGGCAGTAGTATCCGCTGTCTGCACTCCATTTTGATAGACACGGAATGCGCTTTGACCTTGTCGCAAAGCAATAAAGTCCCCCACTGATCTACCAAGTGGCTGTAGTAGCTGACCTCCACCAAATCCGTAAGAGGTTGCATTTAGCTGGGTGACGCTCTGCCAATACAAAGTTGGATGGCTGCCGCCCTTGGTGAACACGTAGGAAACATCATTTGTTCCGCGCCCGCCCACAACAAAAACACCGCTCGCTTGCGGAGCAGCCACAGCACCAGTTGCCAGAGATTTTGGTGCGGGCCCGCCAGAAATACTTCCATATCCAATGTACTTATAAGCATTGATCCCGCAGTCCGCGCCTGTTGCAATGTAGTCTGTCGAAACTAGGTTCGTGCTAGGCCACACAGATACGGGGGTGCTGGATCGAACGGGAATGAGAGCGCCGGCCAACGTGGATGGTCCTGCGAACAGAGCAAAGTCAGTTACGCGGGCAAACGCTGGATCATCAAGGGCTGCAGCCAC